ACGGGCACTTTTAAAAAAGGCATCAGACTGTCCCAGGAAGCATTCTAATAAGTGTGTTCGCAATTGATTTTGCAAGTGCAATAAGTTCCGGGAAGTAACCTGTAAACATAGACACAATCAAAACGGCAAAAAAGCCGATAATGATCGTAAGCCGTACCTTTACGTCAAGATTCTTCCAAACATTCAAAGGATTCATAAAAACCCTCCTTAATAATCGTTAAACTGTGTCGGCTGATACGTGTATGGGCTCGCAAGTTGTGCGGCTATTTTCTTCCTCATAAAATCTTCTAACAACGACCATCTGTCAGGCACGCCAAAGTCTTCAGCAACCCGGCCAAGTAATATGACGATTATAAACCTTGCGACGTTGTTCGGGATATCATCATCTTCAGACCAGCTCACGTTCTCATCCTCAAGCAGCTCTTGATACAGGTCGTCGTATTCGTCTGTAACCGTCTTTTTCTGGCTGGCTGTGGCAACCTGACCATCTGGTAAACGGCCAAGTTTTTTTAATACACGGGTTGCTATTTCGGTTTTTGTGCGTGCCATGGTCTATCCCCTTGCCATTAATACCCTCGATTCCGGGTCAATATCTTTTTCTTTCATGTAGGCCTCGGCCTGCTCTTTGCAGTCCTCACCCTCGAACGTTTTGTCTGGCTTTTTAAACGGCGTGCCGTCGTCTCTTTTCCGAAAAATACCGACACGTGTGATGGTGCCATCTGTTTCTGCCGGCACAATGTTTTTAATTTTCTCGGGGTTTCTGACGATATAGTGCGTGTATCTTACATCTTTCGGGGGCAGCCCTTCACCCTCATATACCCGGCCACCTTCGGCCTGGACGTATGCAAAGCAATCCTCTTTTGTCATGCCGCCGAACACGTTTATTACTTCCTTCCTGACGACAGGTGGTTTTTTGCCGCCGACCGGTATTTTGATAATCTCGCGTACATAATACGCCGGTGCCTTTACGTTCTCCGGGTGATCAGTAAAAAAGTAACGGTTGTCAATGAACTTCTGTGCTTTCGGGTCATCTTCAGGTACGGTTACAGTAAAATCATTGCCACCGTGGAAATAGTACCCATGTGCTCTGAATTCTTCCTTGTCGCCTAAGTAAACAACTTTCATTTTTAAGTTCTCCTTTTTGGAGTGAATAAGTGCCGGGATTGCTCCCGGCACATGTTTATATAGTTTTTTTCAATTAATCCATGGTGTAAAAGATTACAACACCAATGGTTCCGGCGCTGAACGAATTAGCGGCGGCGTTTGCTTCAACCTGGATAGTTGTTCTTTCCGTAAACGAAGCCTTTCCCGCTGTGATCAGAACGCCGCCAAGCGGCATAGACGTGCCGGTTTCAGGTTTCACGCCTGTGACCGCATCACCGGTTAATACTCCGGCGTTTAACAGTCCGTCAGGATCTGCGGCCTCTGTTCCGTTAGCGGCCCATCCGACGTCCATATCGAGCGTTTCGACTCCTGCATCGATGTCATATGCATAAAACCGGCCACCGACAATCGTTGCACCAGGAGGAATCACGCAGAGTTCAAAAATATCACCGTCCTCGACATTTGCAGTCAAGGCATACTGGCCGTGTGCAATCTTCATATCACCGGCCTGGCCCCTGCCAAATGCCGGAAATCCAGAACCGCCCCTTGTACCCGTAAGTGTCTCAGCCGTTGCAAACGCGACTGAAGGCACGATAAGGGCAAGCATCAAAATAAGTGTAAAAAGCTTTTTCATAACTCTATTACTGCTCCTTTCTTTACACGTCATCAACAGATGCGGTGTAAACGGTTACGATTCCATGGTCTTTTTCTTTGCTTGAGTCTGCCGGATCTTTAAATACCAGCTTGGCAATGCCGCGCCGCTCTTTAATTCCGACACCCTTAACAAATCCATAGTCACGGGTATCAGTTATTGGTGTTGGTCTGGTTGCAATTGCAAACCCTACCGCCTGGATTCCGCACAGGAAGTTAACACCGACCTGGATAGAGCCTGCGCCAACATCACCAAGATTGTCAATTTCAGGAACTTCACGGATGATAACACCGTCATATACCAAATCCCCATCACTAAAAATCGGGTTTTTGGATACGTTGCGCGGCCTTGCTTCTCGGTTGGCCTGCGTGATGGTGCTGTCTGTTTTAATATCCCTGAATGAATTGGCGTTGCAGAACATCACGAACCATTCCTCGGCGTTTCCATCCATGACAGTAGTAGGCCCAATGGCCGGGGTTGCTGTCTTGGCAATCCTCTTTGCAAGTGACAGGATTGAAGCACTCAGCTTATCGTTTGTGTTGTCCAGGTTCGCCAGTGATGCAGAATGGTCGTTGCTGCTGTTGTTGGACTTTGCAGCACCGAACAGCACCCTGTCTGAGTTGTCGGCCAGCCATGCATCTTTGTTCGCCTCTGAAGCAACTGTAGTATAAACAGGGTTTTTAACCGCCTGGGCAGACAGATATGCCTTACCATTGATGCTCATCATAGCAGTGATAATATGGTCCCTGGTTCTTTCCATGAGCCATTTTTTAAGCATCATGCGCCCTGCGTTCAGATAGTCAATAAGGCCTTTGTCGTTTTCCTCATCGTCTACCGCTACAGCGTTTCTGATATATTTTACCGGTACGGCATAACCGTCGCTGGCAAGTTCTTCCTCGGCACCCTCTAAGGTTTCGGAGCCGATTACACCCTGACCTGAAAGTGCATTAACCAGGCTGAAAACAACCTGAATGCCCTTTTTTGTGGTCAACTCTTCTTGCATCTGAATAATGCTGTTTTCGGTCCGTCCCATGTAAGGAGCGAACCGGTTCGATCTAACATATTCAGCATAAAATTTGCTTAACCACCTTGTGACCTGTAGATCACTCGGTGTACGGGTGAGTGTCATTTTTTAATCCTTTCTCAACGATCTCCAAAAACCTGCCCCAATGGGTCATTTAAGACCGCATCATCCCGCCTTGCCTGTTTGGCTTTTATTTTAGCCGCAGACGGTGGCAGGCCCTGAGCCTGTTGAATTTTCTTATCAATTTCAGTTTCTTTTTCTGTTCCCTGCTCTGCTTTCAGCTCTGCCAGTATTTCATTTTTCAGCTTCTGCCTGTAAGCGACCGGGTCACTCCCGATATCATTGAGCATGGCCTGTTTTGTGGCTTGTCCATATGCCCACTCAGCCGGATCAGGCTGTTTCAACATGGTGTTGATTAGTGACGGATTTTCCATTGCCATGCCGACAAAAACCTCGTATTTCTGGTCGTAGTCTTCATGGCGCTGTTTGCACGAATATTCAGACATATTCAAAAGCTTTTCATTGAACTTGTTTTCAATCTGCTGCGTAGCCTGTTCAATGGTTTTCTTTGGGTCTGACCAGTCGAATTCTGGATCTTCTGGAGGCGGCTTGTTGCTCTGAATTTGCTGCAACTGCTGTTCTAAAAGCTGCCGCTTTTTCTTTTCAGCCATGTAAGCCGCCATTACCCCCTCTGGCTGCTCTTCTACTTGGTCTTTCTCAGGCTCTTTTCCCTCAGACTCTTCAGGCGGCATCCCTGGTTCTTCCTCTTTTTTGCCCGTTTCATCGTCTTCGGTAATTTCGTCCTGTCCTGGTTCCGGCCTTGGCTCTACCTCATCATTTACCGGTACTTCGTGCGGGAAGGCCTCATCCAATGGATTGACCTCCACCCCTTCCGTCTCCTGTTCCTCAATGGCTCCCTGTTCGTCAGGCATATCATTTTCCTTTCTTAAGAGTGTTTAGCCCTCTTTCTGGCTTGCCCGTTTAGCGCGGCATCCGCTTTGCCCGTACACCCCGGCATCGGTTCATACTATCTAATTATTGCATCTTCCCCAAAATCAGGCGGTTTTTTTGACCTTTCGTACAAGCTAAGGTTTCTTCTTTCTGCGGTATCTCTTGCCTCTCTCTCTCCCAATAGGTTTCTATAAAGAGAATAAGCATCGCCATCGCCGCTGCCAATAAGCATTTTCAAACGTTGTTGTGATTCTTCACCAAGCCTTATGGCCTCTTTTTCGCCCACCCTAATGGCCTGGTCTATGTGTTCTTGCGTTATATCGATACCAATGTCTGCCAACTCTTTAGCCGCTTTGTCAAGGTTGCCACCTGTCGATTGAATCGCCTCTCTTACCAATGCAGACACTGATGTGTGAAAGTCCATCTCTTTTCTTAGCCTTTGCAGTTCTATACCAATTCTTTTTGGATCACCGCCCTTTGCAAAGCCCTCTTTTTCCTGAACCGCATGTTGGAGCTCGTGTAATGCAACCTTTTCGCCTTTTTGATAGTCTGGCGCTACTATGCTGATTTCCGGATCGAGGCCGAAATATACATCATCACCCGGAGTGCCTGGTCTGTATGAACCCCTAACGTTAGACCTTGGGTTTATGGTTAGATTTACAAGCGTTTCATCCCAAATCTCTGGATATCTTTTTTTGAACTCTGGGTGTGTGAATGCCTCTTCAGGATATGTGCTTACAGGGAGAAAGTCTGACTCTATTTCACTCAATAAAAATGGCGTGTCACTTATTTCTTTTCTCCACAACCCATCAGGCTTTTTGTGCATCAATAGCTTTTTGTGAACTTCATCTCTCGTTGCACCCTTTTTTATCATGCCTTCGGCGTCAGCTATCTCTTTTTTTGTCGGTGCGACAAACATTGACACCACGTTTTTTGAACCAGCGCCCCTTAGCCCAGAAACAACACCGGATGTTGCCCCTGTTCCAGCGAGATTAGCCGATAGATTTGCCAAATCATAAGGAGTTGCCTCTCCAGACACCAAACGGTTTATGGTTTCACCAAAATCGACAATAGGATCAATGGTATACGATCCTGCAAGTCTCGCAAACCCACCAGGGGTACCCACATCCTGCCTAACCTGGCTGGGTTCAACCCCGACAGCCCTAAAAGCGTTATAAAGCTGTGCAAGCTGCCCGCTTGGATTTGTCGGTCGTATGTTCAATAAATCAGATATCGGCATAGTCTCAACTCAAAACCTTGTCCGAAAACAAGTGTTCTGCCTTTATCAATGCAAGATTTACAAATACTGTTGGATCTGCCATGTCCATCAGGTCATAATCCAGGAAGTCGTCCGGTATCCCTTCAAACTCCATGAAAATGCGCTCTTTAAGAATGAATGAGAACGTTTTATTGTTTTTCCCGGTTGCCCTATTCGTCATCCATAAGCGCACGTGATTGGGGCCCTCATCACAACTGATGATGTCAATGCCCTTTATCTTTGCAAACTCACGCACAACCCAATCATATTTTTTATGTCTTTCGGGTAATGATAGTTGCATTTTCGTCCTCCAATAAAAAAGCCCATCAAGAGCGTAACGCTCTCAATAGGCTTAGTTTTTCTAATACCTATTATTGTTTATTCAGGTTTTAAAGTCTCTTCCTTTTTGGCGTGGACAATCTTACCCGCCTGGAAGCTTATAATCAACTTGCCATAATAACGGTTATTTATCAATTCTTTTATCAGTTTCATGATCCAGGTCATTTTCTTATAACCTCCCATTTGCCAGGGTCAAGATTTAGGCCAAGGTCAAAGTTTATGGTTTCAAGTTGCCGCTCTCTCATTAACGGATCATCGATGTTGATGAAGTATACACGCTTGCAGACAATACTTTTTAACATAGCCCATTGCTCGTGAAAATCTTCCAGATTCTCGCCCCTGCTCATCCAGCTTTCCATAACCGCCTTTTTATTTCTTAGCGGCACAATGGCCGGATATTCCTTTAACAGATCGCGCCAAAGTCTCATCTTGTGCTTATACAGATGGTCGAAAACAACCATGTCACCTGAAAGCAATTTAATGTCTTTTTTCGCCGTTTTAAGCTGGATTGGTACAAAACCTTTCAATAACTGCTTAAGGCAAAAATGGGACCCTGTGTGCTTTACTGTTGGGAGTAGAATAATCATAAGGTTTATCCTTTATGCTATCTCTCGTCCTGGGTGTGTCGCCTGTTCAAGATCGGTTGCAGTCTCAACGGCTATCTGCTGTGTTTCCTGGGCCATCTTCCCAGCGCTCGCCCTGTCTTTTTCTGCACTCGCTTTATCTTTATCTATTTTTGCAACCTGAGTCAATAGCGCAATCTGTTTTGCTTCTTGCTGTTCTTGCTGCTGCGCCTGGATAAGTGCGGCCTGTTGTGCGTCCGTGCCGCCTTCAAGCATTTTTATAAGTTCGTCCTTGTTTCGCAGCTGGCTGGCCCTGATCAGTAGTTTAAAATCAATTGCCTGCGGATTTGCCTGGTACATCTTGACAAGCAGTTCAAACTGTTCGTGTTGCAGTGAAATGGAGTCTGCGGCCTCATCTATCAAGATATCAACGTCAAGCTCGTTCACCGGGTTGTCGATTATGGGTTGACCATTCATCATGGCAGGCATGTCAAGCCTCGGATCTCCCTGTGGCAATTCTTCTTCAGATATGCCCTGCTCAAGCAGGACATCACGAACCGTCAATGGACGGTTTAACCCGGTCCATCTGAGCTTGTTCTCATCACCAAGCACCCTGACCCATCGCTCCTCGTTCCAGAACTGCTTAATCCGATTGAACATCATGCGATAAACCCGGTTTTTACACTCTCTGTGACCATCAAACAGGCTGCCAAGATCAACCACACCGCCCTGTTGCAATGATTGAACGGCACGACCGGATAGTGGTTGAGGGACATCGCCCTGCAATACTGAGTTTGCACCCTGCACATCGATTTCCGATTTGGCCTCTATCAAAAGCTGCATTTGGCCGTTGGCCATGTCTGAAGTGTCTACAATGCCGACATCCTTGCCCCACTCACCGATATTGAACTCAAGGTGCCCGTCCGGCATTGACATCTGTTTTTTCAGGTCATTTATGTCATTAACGGCACCCTTCTTTCCCCATGTCTGCCTTGTGCTCAGGAAATGAAGCAGTTTCGACCGACGCTTGTTAATTTCATCCTGTGGGTCAAGATATGATTCAACCTCACCGTATCTCGTGCCGTCACGGTCAACAAATGCAGACCTGAACACAAATTGCGGTTCCGGCTCTCCGTCTTCATCGAGATATGGTGACGGAGACGGTGATATGGCAAAGCCACCACCTGAAAAGACAGCATAATGCCATACATTTTCATGCAAAAAATAACACAGAAACACCCGGACCCGTTTCCGGTCTTTATCAATGAAATACATGGGTCTGTCTGAAAACGCATCATCATCTCTGCTTGTGCCGTCGCCTTCTTCAAAGTTGAAAAATTCTTCAGGCGCTCCTTTGAAATCAATCCGGGCCTGCTTTTCGTCCATCCATTGAAACGTGCCAAGATATGTGGCGTCTGAAAAATCTTTCTTCCTGCTGTGGATATCCCAGAAGATACGGTCATAAAACAACCGGTTGTGAACAACCTCAAACTGCTGTTTTTTCTTATTCAGTTCAGCAATAACCTCGTGGGCCTCAACACCCTCGATAATATAATTCTCAAATCCGTCTGAAAACTCATAGTCTGATCTGTTTACCTCTTCCACATACCGCAATGCATCCGTGGAAACCTCGCCTGACTTGTCATCATTTGGAGTCCTGGGGAGTGCCTTCGGATCTGTCCTGTTCTGGGCTTCCATGCCCTTTAAAAACATAACCTTTGGCTTTATACGGTTGATTGTTATGGGCGGCTGCTTCCTGTTCTCCAGGTGACGCACTTCTTTTTCAGTCCACTGATAACCATCGTAATAGTCCCGCGCTTTCTCTGCCCGGTCGTGCATATTCTGGTTTGCAAAATCAAGGAATTCCTCGACGTAACCCTTCAGGATTGACAAAATGTCATTTTTGTTTTTTATATCAGTCGCCATGCTCCATGTTCCTCGCTGTCGCTGTCTTGGTATCCGTCTTTTGGTTTATCTTCTTCTTCTTCCACATCGATCGGTGTCCATGGCCTCGACATGCACGCATATCTAGTTTCATCCGCTGCATGATCTTCCATGTCTGAGTTTAGATCCTCCGGTCGATTTTCATCATGTATAAGGGCAGGTATTGTCCTGATAGAGTCCTTACACGTTGTAAAAAACACTATCATGGGCTTTCCGTCAATGCCAACAAAACGCGCTCTTACCTGGTCCCATCCGCCTATATGTCCAGATGCGCCAACGCGCTTATTGTCTGCCTTCATAAAATAAACACCCTTATTCGCGAACCTTTCTGACATAGACGGCCCACCGTCCTGGGCAAATATGGCAGGGTCTGCAACGCTATACTGGATATCTTCTTTCTCAGATTCTCTGTCAATAATACCCTGTGCCACCTGTTCAACTGTCATTTTAAGACCAACGTCTGTTTTTCCTTGTTTGCACCCATACCATTCCCGGTATTTAACAAGGCAATCTTTTTGTATGTATGGGCCCTCGTGTACTTGATATCCAGGACAGACCGCATACCACCCGACTGAAAAAGGCTTTGCAGAGCCCCAATCAAACGCCCTAAACCGCATCCAGTTTTCCGGTATTCTGAACGGCCTAACCGTGTGCCTTTCTTTGTCCCAACAGTCAAAATATGCCCCTTCGACAACATCCCAATCACCTTTTAACTTTGCTCTGACAAGCGCCTTGCTGCCAAGACCCTTAAGCTTTGCCCTATAGGTCGGATCGTCCTTAAGCATGCTTGGATTATCCTCCAGCAATGCCGGAATAAACTGCCTATACATGCCGCCTTCGTCGTCATCCATTTTACGGATCTCAAGCGGGTCACAGTTGTCAATGAACGTCTTTTTAACCCATAAATGCCCGATATTGCCAGGGTTAGTGCCACATATAATCCGCGGGAAACACCCTTTAAGATCGTCCGGCAATTCAGGTAAGCCCACGGCCCGAACACGACCACGAAGGAACCTGTAAATTTTCTCTGTAAAATGCGTAAGCTCGTCGATAAGGAGTACATGAATTTCCGCGCCATCGAAGTCATACATATTCTTTTCATGCTCACAATGGCACAGATAAATTTTTGAATCATTCCAAAAACGTATTTCTTTATCGACAATCTGGACAAACCCACACTTAACCCACGGAGCAAGTAGAGCCCTGAACCCTTTAGGGCCTTCAATATGATTTTTAACAAGGTCTTTAGTGATGCGCCGAAATAGGTACACCTGTAGACCAGGTATGCGACTACACCATATGATAGCAGCAATACGCATAAGGAAAGACTTGCCGCCGCCAGCAGCGCCACCATAAAGTATTTCCGTAGCCTGTGATTCATATGCAATAGTCTGCTTTTCATGTAATTCAACGTCTATTTCTGCTTGTTGTGACATTCAAAACCGGCACCAATGGAGCACCGCCTTTTCCGGTTATTTCGGTTTCGTTCTTGTCTTTCCATCCAAAATTGTTTTTGAGGTTGAATATAACACCGGTCACATTCTTTCCAAAAAGTTTTTCCTCAAGATACGCCTCAATTCTCAGCTTTGCAAGGCCAACAACCTCCTTGTACTCATCAATCTCAGCATAATTTAAAAGCGTCTGCCGTGTAACCATAAGGTGAAGACATAGGCCTGTGACAGTTAGCGGTTTGTCTTCTTTATCAGCTTTCTTGAAGTATTCATTTGCCTTTTTCTTAAAGGCATCCGGCGTATATTTTTTTTTCCCGTTACGTGCCATTATCGCACCAACCCATTCCAGTAATCATCCTCAATGATCGGTTCGTCATTGTCCTTAATTTTTAGCTTAAGGATATGTTCCTCGACTTCCCCGGTATTAAGCGTTACTTTGTTTACAATGGTGTTCTCACCCGGCGTGCCGTTTATAAAAACACTGGTTGTTCCAGATTGGCTTGACTCATTCGTTAAAACAGCATCACCGCTTTCAACGGTCCACTCACTGGAAGATATTGTTTTCCCCTGAATAGCAACAGCCCAATTGCCGGTATACTTTCTTAGCGAATTCTCGGTTTGCTCATACCTGGTCATTTCCTTGAAAAGCGGTTCAAATGTTCTATGTTGCCTGTTCATTTCTTATCTTCCTCTGATACCCGTATTTTTGCTCTAATATATCTCCAAGCGTTAACCGTTCAGGCGGCAGGCCGGTGTTTTTGTTGATAATTTTTTTACCTTTGCACACATCACAAACCAGCCGGTCGCGTGAGAACCGGTTTTTACCCGTTCCTTCGCAGCTTGGACACGTCTGGAACATATCACCGCCGCGGCTGGTAAAGCACTGTGAAAACAACACTCCCGCTTGTCGACTTGACCCAGAATAAATCCCCTGTCGGGTTTTCCATACATGACCACGACAACGGCGTGTTTTCAGGGAATGTAGTTGAGTTCGTGCCGCTGCTGTCATCAGCAATCAAATATGACTGATTGTCGGCTGTGAACCATGCATAGTTTGTGCAACTTGCGTTGCTTTTTGGTACGGATATTGCCGTCCAGGTTGACGCATTGACAGTTGTGTTCACGCGCTGAACATTCTGCGCCTGTACTGAGATGGCAAAAATTAAAATGATGACTGCCAGCAATAATTTTCTCATGTTTTCACCTATTATTCTATTATTTGAACGCTTGGAGCGCTTGTTGATATCTGGTTAACTGTCCCGCTGCCAATAATAGCCTGGCCACTGCCTGCTGTAACGTCTCCAGCTGCCTCAGCGTATGTGCTGGCTATAATAATGTCGTCTATAAACACATCTATGTAACCCGGACTTTCAGGTATATTGCGGGTGAGGTTATTGAAATTATCACCGAACCTGATGAAATTCATTCCATAATCATTAGAGTTAGAGTGAGTTGATGCGAGGATAGGCGGTGAAACATCCGCTTCTGAAGTTATTTCGTTTCCATCAATCCAAATTCTTAAATCACCATCGGCTGTCCCTGGTGCGCTCCTGTTTTTGAAATAATATATAACCTCATGAAACCCTTGTGCTTCAGAGAATGTGCCATCAGAATCGAACCCGTTCCCGCTATTTGTCCACGTATTAACCCTACCATAAGATGTGCTTGTATTGGCCCAATCCCATATATTGCCGGTTGTTGGATTGCGTGAAGGGCTACCCGAATAACAATCGGACTCGCAAGTTTCGTCGAAATGGAAATTAGCCACATCGGTAAATGCTGAATTAGCATCAGTGTTCCAATCGTTAGCCATCCATCGAAAAATCCAAATACCGCAACGCCAATTCTCTTCGTTGGTCAAAGTTGCGTCATCCGTGTATGGCTGTGTTTGGCCACCGGTCCTGTCATAGTCTATTGGGTTAAACCCGGTCCAAACACGACCAAATTTCCAAATAACATTACCACTTGATCCTGTGGGTTGCGGATCGCCACCAGACCACGAACCATTCCACGCGAAATCCTCACCAGTTGAACCGAACTTTACCATAAATTTGATGTAAAGCTCTTGGTAGTGGGTATTGCCCAACCATTTATTTAAGCCGATTTCATTTGATAAACCCGTGTGCTTTACCAACCTCATCCTTAGTACAGGTGAGTTGTTTACCCCACCGGTGGACTGGATGCTGATTGAACCAGTAGAAGTCGTGTATTGCACCCAACCATTCCATGAGTTGCTATTCTTTCTTTGGTTGGCTGCGTAAATTGACGGCTCATAATTGGTTATTACAGACCCACCGCCATCATCATTAGGGTCTTCTGGATCGTATGTTTCATCCGTAGTCCACGGGTAGAACCTGTTGCCGTCACCACCCACAGAAGGGGTCCACCCTGACGTGAACCCATCAAAGTCATCTTGCCAATAGATTTCAGCATTAACCGGTACGGCTAAGAAAAGCAGTAGTAATATTATTCTTATTGCCATGAGTTATACACCTTCATGTTATCAATATAAAAATCGCCAACCTTTGAACCATCGTTGTTACCAACATAAAACGTCCCGTCATCAGATGCACCGGAAAGATCTGTGTCGGATTGAGCAGACGCTGAATTTGCTTCTACATAAATACTTGGGTCTGCGGCACCTTCACGCCACTTGCATGTTACTTGATACCACGTATTAAGTGACAGATTTGAGTTTGCCGTTACATTCGCAGACCCCGTCCCTCTGTACCAAAGAAGAATGTCAATGTTTCCGTCACCTGTTCCGGTCATGTAACACTGTATGTTATCTGTTGGGCCGGTCCACATTGTCCACAATCTTGTACCAGCGACAAAACTCGTTACATATACATAAAATGTGACCGTTCCGGCATCTGGCTGTATAATTGCATTACTTGTATTGGAAAACTCAGCATTTGCAGGGGTTGAACTGCCGGAAGGACAATACAAAGAGTTTGTACCATCTTGTGCCTGTGCTGAACTAATGGCGGCACTATTGTTTAACGTTGCGGTCGTATCACCTGCTGAACAGCCGCAAGGGGTGCCGCTTGTTACATCTGTGTCTTCCATGTGCCATGAAAAAGTTAGATCGCCCGTACAGCTGTCGCAACCTGCTCCACCATCATCGACAACACCGCTTGAGCCCTGATAATAGTTATCTGACGCAAAAAGCCTTTTAACGTCAACGAAGCTTAAGCCAAGGCTGTATAGTGCGGCCACCCCGCCAGCCTTGAACGCATTGCGTAGAAAGTCCCTTTTAGAAGCTTGCATCATTCAACCTCTTATATTTAATTACAACACCAGCCACATGAAAATCTTGTGCGTATGTGTCCGTGCTTGTTGCCAGGCGTATCAAATCAAGGTGAGCCGTTTCCCCTGCCGTCAAATTCGTGACGGTTATGGCAGAACTAAAAGCCGTTTCGAGCTTGTCATACTG